GCCTCCGTCCAGTTATTGAGTGTAAAACACCAATCACGACTTCGTTGTGCCATTATACATCTCTTAAAGATATCTCTTTAAGTACTTTGTGACACAAGTGTTTATTTGTGCTGACCAGGGTCAGGAAACCGGCCGGCCGGAAATCTGACACAAAAGACTTGACACAAAGGTCGGGGGTAATACTACACCCCGACTGCCTTCGGCCTGCCTTCGGCTCTCGTCATCCGAAATAATTCGAATGACTCTAACTTTCCACCCTCTCCGAGGGTGTAGAGTGTGAAAAGTGAGTGTCCAGTGAATCAACATCTAGGGGACCCTATTAATGTTATTGACCTCCGGTGGCGACTTCGTCGAGACTCTCCGAGGGCCACTAGCGTGGCGCTTGGCATCGCCGCCTGTGGCGTCTTGCCATTTGCCTTCGGCCTGAATCTTTATGCGTCTTCATAGTCACACGACAGAGTGTATGACATCAAAGCCTGAATCTCGCCGTTCTGGAGCAGACTGGAGCTATCGCCATTCGCCCAAACCGCTTCGCAGAATAAAAACAGTCCACGTTGCATGCTCACCGAGACCGTGTTATCTAGGTATTTCATATGCTTAATCACATACGGTGTCAAGTCAAATGAAAATTTATGATTCAGAGCGAAATCATTATTCGCATACCGTTGTTGACTGTTGTCAATCCCGGCGTGCTCGTAGTTTGAATACCCTAGCTTGAAAGTACGGGTCTTAAAAATCTTAAACGTATCAGCATTCACAGGCTTGACCATGTCCAGCAAATTCGTACTGAAGTTTTGAGCGGAGCTTCCATTTTGAAAAAATGAGAAGTAAGCATCTGGTTTCGCAGTCGGAACGTTTTTCTGGTACCCAAACCAAAACTTAATTTCCGTCGGCTTCGGTGCAAAGTTTGACACCAGCGAGTATGGAGCGGGAAACATAATTCCTTTGAAAGTTAGTTTCTTGATTTTTATCGAGTTCCCGATACGCTGACCTTGGCCAGTACCTTGAAAAATCTCCATACAACCAGCCTGAGGACTCATCGGGATACCGAAGTTGTCCACTGCCCATCCTACCGAGTGGTAGTTTTTGATGGGAACGTTCTGCGCAAATTGCTGAATCGTTTTATTCTCGACGCTGCGTGATACTACCGCTTGAACTTTCTTAGCAAAAGTAGCACGAGACTTATAAGGTCTGCGAGCAGGTCGACGAGTCGGCTTCTTGACTCCTTTACGGGGGGCTCTACGTTTTCCACCATAAGGCATAATACATTGCCTAAAGATATTTACTTTGGGCAATTTAACGCATTTCAATTATCTCGTCGATTCGACGCAACATTTCATATCCGTTCTCAGGTCTGTCCCTAAACAGCACCTTCGGGTCATACAAGCTTGTTATGACTATTTTTCTTGCCAGAAACTGGCGAGTTCCACCCTTCGTCTCTACACGACAGGCATACCTATCCGTGAGCTCCTTTAATCTTGTGTAGTCTGAGTCGTAGTCGATTTCGTCTAAAATCACCTCGCCATCAGCATCATAACCGTCCCACCACTTACCTGTGGATGGACTCTTTAAATAGGACGCTGGAAGGGTCTCGAGTGCGTATCTGGTTTTACCACAACCGCTCTTACCCCAAACCCACGTTACGTGCGTTTTCCATTTACGGGGCTGCTCGATGTACTTGAGTAGCATCTCAGCTGTTCGCACCGTTTGATAATTTGAAGCCTGTTCAACTATATCCTTCATTCCTTTACCGTCCTTAATCATTTCCTTGACCAGGGTCAGGTCATTCCTTTTTCCTTGAGCCTCCGGTAACTCACCTTGTTCGTACCAGTCGCCTTCTTTTTTGCAGTAGGTACTAGCCTGTTCAGCCGTACCCTTTGCTTTTTCTAAATGGGCACCGGGTATCTTCTTCTTGATACTCTCGAAGGCTACTGCGTTAGCAAAATAAATATACCCCTGGAGGTGTGGAGTCCCTGACTCACCAACCTCCTTTCCTACGCATAAATACGCTGCAGAAAGCTTGAGTACGCTAGCGTACTGCGCCTCCGTCCAGTTATTGAGTGTAAAACACCAATCACGACTTCGTTGTGCCATTATACATCTCTTAAAGATATCTCTTTAAGTACTTTGTGACACAAGTGTTTATTTGTGCTGACCAGGGT